ATGCCGAGGGTTCTCGACTGGGACACCATCACGCTCGACGGCTCGACCGTCCCGCTCGTCTCCGGCGACTGGGACGCGCTCGACCTGGAGACGTGGTGCGCCTTGCCCTTGGAGGATTTTTCCTACTCCTACACGGGAGAAGGCTCGACGACGTTCTCCGGGCAGGCGACGACCATTGCAGGGATCTCCTACTCAGGCTCGGGTGAGGTCGTACTCTCCGGGCAGGCGACCACGGGTCATACGGTACGGTACGCCTACACCGGCGAAGGCTTGATGACGCTCTCCGGGGCAGCGACCGCCATCGCCACGGCGCTCTACGCCTACACGGGTGAAGGCAGCGCGGCGCTTTTGGGCTTCGCCTCCTACAACGTCGGTCAAGAGGACTACTCCTACACGGGCGAAGGTTCGACGGCACTCTCCGGCACTGGGTCCTACGGCATCGAGTCCCTACGCTGGCGCTGCACGGGGGCGGGTGAGACGGAACTCTCCGGGGATGGGACCACGAGCGCTACGGCGCTCTACGGCTACGCAGGCTCCGGCAGCGTGTCACTCTCCGGCGCTGCCCTCTGTGGCATCGACTGGGAGAGCTACGCCTACGTGGGCTCCGGGCTGGTGCGGCTGTTCGTGTCGCTGCCCATCGAGTTCGAGGGCGAGGTGCAGGTCATGGGCAGGTTCGGCGGGCGGGTGTCGAGCTGCGGGGCGATGGCAGGCATCGTCGAGACCGAGGACCGGGATGGGCTGGTCGTCGTGGGCTCCGGCTCCGCCTTCTCCTCGGCATTCTCGTCGGGGTTCGGATCATGAAGACAGCAGCACCAAGACTCTTGACGCACGAGGGGAAGACGCAGGCACTCAAGGACTGGAGCCAGGAGACCGGGATCTCGGAGTGGACGATCAGGGACCGCATCGACAAGCAGGGGTGGGACGTAGGGCGGGCGCTCACCGTCGCGCCGAACTCACGGAAGAACGCCCCGGTGGGCGCTGGGCGGGAGCTCAAGGACGGGGTGATGGCGAGCTTTCTGCGGGTGTGGAAGAAGTACGGCAAGGAGGAGTTCGAGCGGCAGCTGGTCGAGGCGTTCAAGGAGGATGCCCTCAAGGTCATGCGGGACTTCCGCAACTTCCTCCCCGACGACGTGAAAGAGCAGGGGAGCAAGGCGGAGCGAGCGACGGTACGCATCGAGTTCACCGGAGCTCCCCCGAACAACGTGACTATCGGAGGTAAATGAGCAGCATCGCCCTCGTGCCTAAAGCTAGGGAGTGGGGAGAACTCTACCGGGAAGGCGGGAAGCTGCTCAAGTGGTACCCCGTCCATGAGGCACAAGCCGAGATCCTCGCCTCCACCGCTCGGTTCTCGGCTGCCATCGCCGGCACGGGCGGGGGCAAGACGGCGTGCGGGGCGCTGTGGCTGATGCAGCGCATTCAAGAGAAGCCCATGGGGAAGTTCCTCGTGGTCACGCCGAGCTTCAAGGTGCTGTACAGCGCCACCTTGCCCACTTGGAAGGCAACCGTGGCGGGGACCGACTTGGAGGGCGAGTTCCGCCCGGCATACAGTGACATTGTTCTCCCTACCGGCGGTGTCGTGTACTTCCGCAGCGCGGAGAACCCCAGCTCGATGCAGGGGATAGTGGCGCATGCGGCATGGATCGACGAGGGCGGGCTCATCACCCGGGAAGCATGGGACACCGTGCTCCAGAGAGTCGGCTACCAGCGCGGGCGGGTGCTGGTCACTACCACGCCATACTCGCACAATTTCCTCTACAAGGACTTCTACACGAGGTGGCGAAGTGGCGACAAGGACTATTTCGTTCGCCAGTTCCCCTCGATACTTAACCCCACCTATCCCCGGGAAGAATACGAGCGGGCCCGCAAGACACTCCCGGCGCACAAGTTCGCTATGCTCTACGACGGGGTGTTCCAAAGGGCTGCGGGGCTGGTGTATCCCGAGCTGGACGAGTGCATCGCCGACGTGGACGCAGTGCCGCCCGGCAAACTCTGCGGAGGCTTGGACTGGGGCTTCAATGATCCTTTCGTCGCCCTTGCCGGGGTGCTGGATGATGACGGCTGCTTGTGGCTCTTCTATGAGCGGTACGTGCGGGGGCTCACGGTGGCGGAGCACGCCCAGCATATTCCCAAGCAGGTGCAGTGGTATGGCGACAGTGCCAACCCCGATGGGATCAAGACCTTGAGGCGCTCCGGGTTCGCCATCAAGCCGGCGAAGAAGGGGGCAGGCTCCATCGAGCACGGGATAAACCTGGTGCATCAGAGAATGAGGCGAGGGGAGCTCAAGATAGTGCGGCTCAAGGGGCAGATCACCTGCCCAAACCTCGTCGAGGAGGCGGAGGAGTACCGCTACCCGAGCCGGGATGAGGAGAGCTACGGCGACACTCCGGCGGAAGGGCAGCGAGACCACGCACTCGACGCGCTGCGCTACCTGGTGACGATGCTGGACCGGCGGCGGGCACTTGCGGCTGCCTAAGTTCGTGCCTGCTTCCCTAGATACTCATCATGGGACGACCGCGCAAAGTGCCGGATAGCAAACCGGCGACCGGGGGCAACCTCAACATCTTCGAGCAGCTGGCAGGCATCGCCAAGGGCAGCGTGCCCGTCAAGGCGACTGTGAAGAAGCCCGCCGCGCCGCAGCCGACTCCCGATGGTCCCGACCAGCTCACCCTCGGTCCCGTGCAGTTTACGGTAGACCCCGAGTGGCTGCAAATCACCAATGACGCACTCTTCGAGGGTCTCTGATGTTCGACTGGCTCAGCAAGGCATACCACCGGATCACCGGCAAGGCATACGACACGAGGGACCTCTTGGGGGTCGTGGACACGTCCCTCGGCTATGTCGATATTTGGCGCAAGCAGCCCCGCCCGAACCGCTACGCCCTCGCCCTCCAGCACAAGAACGTCGCCTACTGCTGCTCGAACCTCAACGCGCAGGCGTGCCTCAAGACTCCGCTCCGGGTGTACCAGAAGAAGTACAACGGCGACAAGAGCCGGTTCCCGGCGAAGACCTTGAGCGGCATCGAGACCAAGCAGCTCACGACAAGGAACAAGCTCCGGCTTGCCGACGAGCAGCGGATTGACGAGCTGGCGGCGCACCCGCTCCTTGAGCTCCTCGACCGCCCGAACCCCTACATGGATACGGCGGCTTTGCTGGAATTCACGCAGTTGTTTATGGAAATCGTAGGCAGCTGCTACTGGTACTGCATGAAAAACGACTGGGGCGTGCCGGTGGAGCTCTACCTCTTGTTGCCCCAATATGTGAGACCCGTTTGGGACCACATCGGCGGCAAGATTCTCTACTACGACTACGCCGTGCCGGGCAAGCGGATCACCTACCAGCCTGATGAGATCGTGCCGTTCCTGATGCCCAACATCACGAACCCTTTGCTTGACGGCTACTCTCCGCTGATGGCGGTGTTTGAGAGCGTGAACATCGAGAACAAGCTGGCGGGCACGACCGCCAGCATCCTCGACAATTCCGGGCGACCGGATGCCGTGCTCATCCCCAAGGACGGCATCGGGGCGGAGGAGGCGAGCCGGTGGGAGCAGCGCTTCAATGCACGTTTCCGCCGAAGTGGTAACGGCGGGGTGCTGGTCGCCGAAGAGGACGCGCAGCTCGTTCCGTTGCAGTTCTCTCCCCGTGATATGAGCTGGATGGCGATGCACGAGACCACCAAGGAGGCAATCTGCAACGCCTACGGGGTGCCTCCGCAGATGCTCTCCGCCGATGGGAGCACGCAGTACAACGTGGACGTCACTATCAGGCAGCGGCACGTCGAGGATGCCGTCACGCCTCGGCTACGGCGCAACCAGAGCATTATCAACCGCTACCTCGTGCCCTTGTTCGACGGCTCCGGCGACCTGTTTTGCGCCTTCGACGACCCCAGCCCCACGAACCGGGAGATAGAGCGGCAGGATCTCCAGCTCTTGAGCGTGAATGGGGCGATGACCAAGAACGAACTGCGGCAGAAGTACGGCTATGAGCCGGTGGAGGAGTTCGACGCGCCCACCGGGCAGAGTTTTTCCGTGGGATCGGGCAAGGTTGAGGAGGAAAAGCCCGCCGAAGTGGAGCGGGAAGAGGAAGAGAAGCCCGTCGAGGCGGAAGAGACCGAGCAGAGCCTCCAAACGAACCCCGCCTTGACCTTGAATGGGGCGCAAATTGCCTCGGCGACTGCCATCGTGCAGGCAGTGGCAGCGGGACAAGTGCCTCGGGACTCCGGGATCGGGCAGCTGATGGTACTGCTCAACCTCACGGGAGAGCAGGCGGGGCAGGTCATGGGCTCCGTGGGGCTGGAAAAGCCCGCCGCAGCGCCCTCCGGGCCCGCCGAAGCCCCTCCCAAGCCCGCCAAGTGCGACTGCGGGCACGAGCACAAGGCGCACGAGGGGAGGAAAGGGCACGACAAGGAGCTCCCCAAGGGCGAAGAGCTGGTCAAGGTACTCCGCAAGTTCTTCAAGAGCCAGCGTGAGCAGGTTATCGCCTCCTTGAACCGCACCAAGAGTGACGACGGGCGCTTGCCCAGCAAGTTCCAGCCCTTGAAGAAGTGGGACCGGGAGCTCTACACCGAGGCGCAACCGCTGGTGCAGCTGGAGTTCCGCAAGGAGTACGAGAAGAACGCCCATGAGCTCAAGGCACGCACCGGGGTGAGCGACGAGAAGTTCAACGTCACCAGCCCCAAGCTCAAGGAGAAGTGCGAGCACCTCGCCTTGCACTTCTGCCAGGAGACCAACAACAGCACGACCATGGAGCTCAACGCAGCCCTCACGCAGCTCCGCAAGGACATCGAGGAAGGGCTGGTCGAGGAAGGCGACCGGATGAGCGACTTGACCAAGAGGGTGGAGGCGGTGTTCGACCGCGCCGACAAGGAGCGGGTGGAGTTGATAGCCCAAACGGAATCAAGCCGGGCGCATCACGAGGGCTTGAGGCAGTCGGCGAAGGATAGCGGGGTCGTCAAGGGCTTCAAGCTCCTGCCCAGTTCGGCAGCCTGCGAAAAGTGCCTTGAGCTGGCGGATACGGAGATCGGGCTCGACGAGTTCTTCGCCCACGATGAGCAGGCACCGGCAGAGTATCAAGACCGGTTCGTTCCGGTGCATCCGGCTTGTGAGTGCGCCGTGGAGCAGGTGTTGACGGAGGAGGAGCCGAAGGAATGAGCGAGGGCTTCTTCTACACCTACTTCGGCGATGCCCTCTACAAGCGCCTCCATGACCAGCAGGCGCAGCGCATGGAGCGGGCTTGCATCCACTTGGAGAACGCCGTCAAGAAGGAGCTCGGCACCAAGTCCCCGCCAGCCAGCGCCCCGGGCGACTTTCCGCACCTGGTCTCCGGCGAGCTGCGGCGCTCCATCACGCACGAGGTGGACAGGGCGAAGGTGACGGGCAGGGTAGGGACGAACAAGCTCTACAGCCGTTTCCTCATCCTTGGCACCCGCTACATGGAGCCGAGGGAGTTCCTCGACCGCACGCTCAAGGCGGAACGGGGACGCATAAGCCAGATATTGAAGGGTAGATAGAGCATGGGACTACAACGCAAGACCTACAAGGCGCTCAACCTCGCCATCGACAAGAAGAAGCGGGAGGTCGTCGCCGTCGCCAGCACCGACACCGTGGACCGAGTGGGTGAGGTCATCCTCCCCTCCGGTCTCCGCAAGGGGATCGACTACGGCGGGCGACCGATCCTGTGGAGCCATGAGGACGAACAGCTCCCCGTGGGCGTTATCAAGTGGGCGAAGGCGGATGGGGACAAGCTCATCGTCAAGTATCGGCTGAGTGACAAGACGCAGTTCGCCCGGGACGTGTTCGAGCTGATGCAGGACGACTGCCTCCGCTTCCAGTCGATCGGGTTCGACATCTTCGAGGCTTCTCCACCCAGTGCTGAGGAGCAGAAGACCTACCCCGAGTGCAAGCGGATCATCCGGGACTGGGAGCTCCTGGAGCTCTCCATCGTCAACGTGCCCTGCAACCCCGAGGCGATGGTCATTGCCAAGAGGTACTGCGAGGACACCCGCAAGATGTTGGGCGCTGCATGGGAAGAGGTCGCTGAGGAGTGCTGGGAGTGGGACACGAAGGAGCTGTCACCTCAGCAGGTCAAGGAGCCCGTGCAGTCGGTCGTCGAGGCACCCAAGGCGCTCGTCATCCCCAAGCCCCGGATCATCCGCAACCTCAGCGCGGAGAAGCGGCGGCGACAGGCGGAGCTGGAACGGAAGGCGGTACAGCTCGTCAAGGCACGCCTCGACCCGGAGGAAATCCGCAAGAGAATCATGGGCATCGTGGGGTAACTAGGATCGACCTTTCTGAAGCACAAGGGCGGGGGAACGATTCCTCCGCCCTTGTTGTTTGTAGCTGGCGAAATGGCGAGGTGGCGAGACCTCTTCGCCATTTCGCCACCTCGCCATTTTTCTGCGCAGGTGCCCTATCTACGGCAGCGGGCAGTGCCGCAGTGGGCAGCCGAGCATCACGCACAAGCGAGGGTGACGGCAGGCAATGCAGGGAACACGACCGCAGCAGCTTTAGATTGTGGAGTGTTTCCAAGATGAAGAAGGACAACGAAGAGACGGTCAAGTGCTCGATGCTCAAGGATGTGGGTGATGCCAAGAAGGGCGACGTGGTCGAGCTGGATCGTGATACCGCCGACAAGTACGTTTCCCTCGGTCTTGCTGAGGTCGCCGATCAGGACGGCGACGAAGAGCAGCCCGCCGACGAGGACCAGGACGCCGAGAAGCGGCTGAATCTGGTCATCGAGAAGAGCGTGGCGAAGATGGCGACGAAGATCGCCGGGTCGATCGAGACCAGCGTCAAGAAGATTCCCGCGCAGCCGAAGGACCACGACAGCAAGAACCCCGAGGAGAACTTCTGGGTGGCGGTAGGTCGCACGGCTCACCCCGACCAGGAGATCCGCACCAAGGCGTACAACGTGCTGGCGCAGCAGTACGGGCAGAAGAGCATCATGGACCAGGGCTCGGCGACGACCGGCGGCTGGCTGGTCCCCGTCGAGTACAAGGAAGAGCTGCTCCGGGTCGATGGGTACGAGCCCGGCGCGTTCGACGACATCCGCCGGGTGCCGACCAGCGTTCGCACGATGAACTTCCCGGCGCTCGACCAAACCGTGAACCCCGATGGGCAGGGCTCTTCGGCGTTCTACGGCGGCGTCCAGATCGGCATCGTGAGCGAGGGCACCGCCCCGAGCAACAACACGCAGCCCGCCTTCAAGCAGGTGCAGCTCGTGGTCAAGAAGTGCATCGCCACCGCGCAGGTCTCGAACGAGCTCGTTTACATGAGCCCGATTTCGGTCGATGCCATGCTCAACGAGCTCTTCCGTGGGGCGACCTACGCCTGGGCACAGTGGATGATTTTCAACGGTGCCGGCAACAGCACCAGCTGGACGGGCATCCTCAACAGCCCGGCGACGATCAGCGTGCCCCGTGAGAACGCCGGCGAGATCGGGCTGGTGGACCTGGCGAACGTCTACGCCAAGATGAGCCCGGTGTCCCGCAAGCGGGCGAAGTTCTACGTCAACGCGGCAGCCATCGGGCAGTTTCCGCTGGTAGGCAACGGCTACCAGCTGCCGATGCTGATGCCGAAGGGCGCGCAGAGCGAGATGATGCTCGCCTTCCTAGGTCGTGAGATCGTCCCGGTCGAGTGCCTGCCCTCTCTGGGCACGGCGGGCGACCTGGTTCTCGCCGACCTCAAGTCGTACATCGCAGCCATCGGCTACGACGTGCGTGTCGAGGCTTCTCCGCACTTCGCCTTCACCAGCGACTTGACGACCTACCGCCTCACGTTCATGGCGGATGCCAAGCCGCAGCTCACGGCTCCGATCTATCTCCAGAACGGAGTGGATCAGGTGTCCCCGTTCGTGATGCTCGGGGCGACCGGCTCCTAAGCGAAGAGCATACGCTGAGTACCGGAAGAACCCGTCAAGGTGAAAACCTTGGCGGGTTCTCTGTTGATCCATGCGGCAAGAATGCTGCCTGCTCTGGGTAGATAGATCCATGAGGCGGAACTATTGCCGTAAGCCCTATGTCCCGCCCGGGAGGAAGACTGTGCTGTATTTGGACTGCGACACCTTGTTCAAGTGGAAGGGCATGAGGGATGCCGTGACCGGGCAGCCCATCGACGATGCCACCGTGACCGGCATCCTCGGCGATATGATCGGGCACCTGCTCTGCACCTTCACCTTCTCCTATGTCACCGGCAGCGACGGCGACTACGTGGGAGTAGTCACGAAGGAGCAGGCGCAGCAGCTCGACGAGGGCGACCTGTACGTGGTGGAGATCACGGCGACCAAGAACGGCAGCACCGATGTACGGCGCAGCCAGCACACGGCGGCTTACCGGGGGGACTTCTAAGATGGCGCTACTCGACTACACCTCTCCGTACTTCGACGCCCTTGGCATCGGCGACGACAGCGAGGCGGCGGAGCGGCTCATCCGCTACATCGCAGCCACCATCGCCTTCGCCGAAAAGTTCTGCCGGAGGAAGTTCGCCCTCGCCGACTACACCGACATCGGCATCAGTGCCGACGACGGGAGCTTCGTCTTGCGTAACAACCCCTTGCAGGCGATCTGGCGGGTATGTTGCGGGTGGGGCAATTATGTCACCATCAGCGGGCCCGCCGGGGCGCAGATTGCGAACTACAGCACGGATCACAGCGGCAACCTCTACTTGAACTCGGTCTCCTCGGGGACTCCGGCACGGGTCGTCCTCCCGCTCACCGGGACTTTGCAGGACCTCGCCACGGCGATCAACGGCGCAGGCTGGGTCTCGACCATCCAGAGCAACTACGGCTCCTTCCCTGCCGCCGACGTGGTGCCGGGGCAATACGGAAGCGCCACCATGGCGGCGGTGGGCTACAGCCCGGCGCAGGTCTACGTGTGGCAGGATTATCAGGGAGTCTTCGACAGCATCGCGCCCGGGCAGAATGCCGCGCCCATCACTTGCCCCGGTGTGGTGCAAGGTCTTCCCCGTTTCGTCCAAACTCGTGTGGACTACCGGGGCGGGTTCGCCACGCTCCCCAGTGACCTGGCGCAGTGCCTCTCGAACATCACCATCAGCCAGTACAACGGCGGGCGGGAGCTGAAGACGGAGAGCTTGCAGGGCTGGTCCTACACCTACTTCGAGCAGGACGAGCTCACGATGAGCGACAAGAAAATCCTCAGTCAGTACCGGGAGCGCCTCTACCAGTGACGACACCGCAGCGACGAACAGCGCAGCTCCCCACCAGGATGATGGTCCACACCATGACGGTGCGGCGCATCCAGAAGCCCTTGCCCCGTGACAGCGCGGGTGGGCAGGTTCCGGCATACGACTACGCTTGGCGGGACGTTCCCTGCTGCATCCTGGAGGACTACAGCAGGCTCTATGACCAGTACCTCCAGCGCGACGAGGAGGAGCAGAGCACGATATGGCTCCTCGACAAGAAGGTGTACGAGGACGTGAGGATGGAGGACGTGGTGCAGGCAATCGGAAAAACCTACCGGGTCTACGCCAAGCATGACGTAGGCAACCAAGGGCGGGTGTTCAGGGTGCAGGTCAAGAAGACGGTGGACATCGACTAACGGAGGACTATGGCAGCACTGGTAGAGACCATCATCGAGTATTTCGAGCAGAGCGAACAAGGGGCGGCGCTGCGGGAGCTGCTGCCGGTGGGCTCCATGGTGGCGGAGTTCGACCTCTCGGGCGTCGAGCCTCCCTACTGCGTGCTCTTGGAAGGCGAGACCGTCCCGGGGGCGATGGGATTTGAGGGCAGTTTCCGCATCGATGAAACCCCGGTCGTGTTCGAGGTGGTTGCCACGACCCGGGCGCAATGCCTCGCCATTATCGAGGCACTCGACGACCTGTACCAGCCCGCGCAGCTCGACGGTACCAACGCCTTCCCGCTCTTCGTGAGCAAGGAGCCGGTGCTCCGGCACGGTGACAGCCTCGACCGCTGGGTGTGCCGCATCGCCTACAAATTCCCGAGTCAAAAGAGTTTCGGCTGAGGGGACTAGATAGAGCAGGTCCACCTCAGAGGTTTTGTAAATGACGACCCCCACCAAGATGTTCGGCTACCAGGGCACCGTGACGTTCAACGCCACCGACTACGGCTGCACCGATTTCTCGCTCAAGCTCGACCAGGAGAAGTGCGAGTACGTTCCCATGGGCAGCGACGGCTCCCGAGTACAGGTTCCCGGCGGCGTCCACGGGTGCTCCGGCTCCTTCACCTTCGTTGCCGATGCGACCCTGTTGGGTGACGGCACCGGCGGTCCTGGTCCCTACAACAACACGGCGCTCGTGCCCATCGTCGCCACCTACGGCGCAAGCGGCAGCACGCACAGCTTCACCTTCAGCGCCGCCGTCTACGACCTGAGTATCAAGAAGAACTCCAAGGGCTTGCTCGAAGTGAGCGGCTCCTACGAGTCCTCCGGCACCATCACCTGGGCATAACGCATGGAGTTTGTTTTTCACGGCACCGATGGGAAGCGCTACGAGCTCTCCCCCATGACCTTGGGCAATATGAGGCAGTTCAAGGAGTGGGTGCAGCTCTTGCCCTACTCCTTCTTCCTCGCCCACAAGGACCTCATGCCGCCGGAACAGGCGGCGCAGGAGGGCAGCAGAGTCCTCAAGGAGTGCCTCGACCGGCACCTTACCGAGGGCAGCCCGGAGGTCACGGCTGCCATGGACACCATGGAGGGCGCTTTGCACCTGCTCCACCTGATGCTGCGGAAGAACCACCCCACGCTCACGGTCGAGGAGCTGGAGGACGTGGTGACGGTCTCCTCCCTCCAGCACTTGGGCAGCCTCATCAAGGCGTGCAACGCCGTCGCCGGGGACGAAAAAAAAACGACACCGGCATCGAGTTCGACCTAGCCGAGTTCTACCGCATCGGTCTCCAGAACCACCTCACCCCGCAGCAGATCGACGATATCACGCTCCCGCAATGGTTCGCCCTCGCCCGCGCTTCTGAGTCCTCCGTCCCTGCCCCGATGATGCCCGCCAGCGCCGAAGAGGCTCGTCGGCTAGGGTTTGCGGTCAAGGCGGATAGATAAGGCATGGGTGCTAATACGTTGGCGGAAGCAGTCGTCGAGATCAAGACGCAGGGCTTGGAGCAGGTCAAGAGCGGGTTCGCCGGGGTCAAGTCGATGCTCGGGCAGCTGGGCATCACTCCGGCGGCGCTGGGGTTCACTGCTCTGGGCGGCGCTCTGGCGTTCGCCACCAAGCGCGCCATCGACGCCGAAAAGCACCTCGCCGAAATGAAGGGGGCTTTGTCCTCCAGTGGGCAGGCAGTCAACGAGAACATCGCCCGGTTTAACCAGCTGGCGGAAGCAATCCAAGGGACTACTACCGCAAGCAAGGGCGAGGTCAACGCGCTCATCCTCCAGGGCTTGCACATGGGGCTCTCTGCTCAGCAGGCGGCGCAGTTCGCCTCCATGAGCCTCGGGGCTGCCAAGGCGACCGGCAAGAGCGCCGAAGAGATCCTCGACGGTGCGGTCAAGCTCGCCAACGGGATGCGCTCGGGATTGGAACACAGTGTCCCGGCCATAGCCAACGCAGCCACCCAGAGCGGCAAGCTGGCGGCGCTCTCCGCGCTGGGTAGGCAGGGGATGGGGATGATGCAGGAGGAGGCAGGGACGACCGGGGGCAAGATGGAGCATCTTTCCCAGAGCATCGGCTCCCTCTACACGAAGCTCGGCTCGGTCTTCCTCCCCGTGGTCTCTTCAATCGTAGACGGCGTGCAGAGCTTCATCGACGTCGTGACGCAGGCAATCGGGGCGATACAGAGATTCAACGCCTCCAACGCTACGAGCATGAGCGAGAGCTCCGCCTCCTTCATCGACTTCGGCAACATCGGCAAGATGGTCTTCACCTGGATCACCGAGGGCGTCGAGTGGTGCGCCAAGTCCTGGCTCAAGATGAAGCTCAGCTTGGAACTCGTGGGGGCGGTGCTGGCGGCTACGTTCGACTACGGGCTGGAGTACGTCAAGGTTTTCGCCACCAACTCGTGGAACACCATTACCTGGTTCTTCGAGAACTTCGGCGACATCGCCAAGACGGTAGGGAACTACGTCGTGACCGTGTTCACCAACATGGGCAGCAACATGAAGAAGCTCTGGCAGGGAGTGATGGACTTCCTCCACGGCAAGGGGTTCCACGTCGATTTTACCCCGCTCACCGAGGGCTTCAAGAACGAGATCAAGAAGATGCCGGAGTACGTCAAGGCGCAGGACCTCGGCTATGGGCAGGTCATCAACGGCATCCTCGACAAGATGAACGCCATCGACGAGAAGTTCCCCCAGCACTGGGCGAACGCAGCGAAGAAGGCGACCCCCGAACTCAAGAAGCAGCTGCAAGAGGCGATGAAGGTGGACTTGAAGCCCGTCGCCCCGAAGAAGACGGAAGGGAGCGGGAGCAGTAGCAGTTCGCTCACCGACATCTGGAAGAACGCGCAACAATCACTGCTCGGGGGCAACGTCGCCAAGCAACAGCTCAACATCGCCCAGCAGCAGCTCGTGGTTGCCAAGCAACAGCTCGCCATCACCAAGCAACATCAGCACAAGGGAGGCGTCGTCATCAAGTGAGCCTGGTAGTCGTCAATTACGGATCGGAGAGGGCATCGAGGGACAACCCAAGCGGCGAGGTGGACTACCTCTGCTACTTCACCGAGCGCTGGTCCTGCGCCACGACCTTGATCGGCGGGCTGGTCAACGGCTACTACGTCGCCCCCTACGTCTACCCCGGGTTCGGCTCCTCCTACATGATCTGCACAGAGGTGTCGATGAGCCCGCTCGGGTCCTCGGCAGGCTTCCCCGGAGTGTCGCAGCTCAAGGCGACCTTCGGCAAGCCGGAGTGCGCGAACCCCTCCAGCACGAGCCCGCAGGAGATAGCGGAGCTCTCGATCGAGTTGAGCGGGCAAGGGATGCCGATCCCGAACGCCGGGATGATCTGGGGCAGTGATGCGCCCTCCGGTTTCGCCGGGCAAGCTCTGGGCGACGGCACCATCCAGCCCTTCGCCATCCTCGCCGAAGGGACCTACAGCATCCGCATGAAGTATTGCACCTCAATCAACTTCTCCGGCATCAAGAGCTATATCGGGTGCATCAACTCCGGCAGCACCACGCTCGGCAGCGACACCTTCAGCACCGGCACGCTCCTGTTCATCGGCTACACGGCACGGCAAACCATCACGACCCAAGGGGCGATGCAGGTGGAGCGCGAGTATAAATTCGCAATTCAGTGCGCGCTGTCGTCATGGAACCTGTTGGTCGATCCCAAGGACGGGTTCACGGCGACTCCCACCGACAAGAACGGCAACCCGATGTATCGGCAGGTGGACTTCTCAGCACTCTTCTCGGGGACCTAATCAATGTACGGGCGAAAACCTTTCGACAAGCCATCACCGGGGAGCAAGGAATACCAGCTCAACATCAACAAGACCAATGAGGAGCTCCGGCGGCTGGGGAACCTCCGGGTGACGGCTCCCCTGTCGATGGTTTCGACACCGGCGGGCATCACGCTCGGGTGTAGTCCTCCGCCCTCTAGCGCCAAGCTCTACCAGGTGCAGAACCCGCTCGTGTATCCCGAGGACCAAACCCAGCCGCCGAACATGACGGGAGCGCTGCTGCTCAAGTGGGACGGCACCAACAGCAAGTACACTGCGCCCGACCCCAGCGGCGACCCGCCCCCGCCTACGTACCAGCTCTATCACCCCATGGCGCTGCGGGACACCAACAACAACTACATCGGGCTCCCCTCGCTGTTCACGCCGGCTTGGGTGTGGGCTTGGAGCAACCCTATGAGCGGAAACCTTGAGATCATCGACGACCGAATCCATGCCTACCGGGCGCAGCTGCTCGCCGACCTCAACCAGGGAAGCAGCGCGCAGGCTATCGTATGGGAGAACTCCGGCAGCGCCGACTCCGGAGGAACAGGCGACCAGGAGGGGGCGACGATCACCGTCTACGACTGGTACCTGCCGAGCGGCGGGACCCTCACCAACGGCACCCGCGTCGGCATACAGTGGTTCGCCGACGACTTTCGTTTTTATGTCACCACGGCGGCTTGCTCATGACCACACCAAAGCATATCAACTTCCGTTTCGACCCCTGTACAAATTGTTGCGGCACCTGCGCCGCCTGCAAGTTCCAGCTGATGCCGAACCATGTGCAACTGGAGTTCTCGGGCATCGAGGATGGCAATAGCGGAGGCGTAGACACTGATTGCACGAATTGCGACGACCTCAATAGCACCTGGATCGTGCCTGCCAGCGGTTCAAGCAGCTCAGGTTGTTTGTGGACCAGCTTGAATTACTCCGGCACGCAGTTCCAGTCGTGGACGTGCGACAACGACCAGTGGCAACGTATCACCTCGATCTGGTGTCTTATTGGGTGCAATAACCTAGGGGCAAGCTTCCAGTGGTTTGGACCTAACAGTAAAAACAGCCCTCCGGCAGTCAATAACTACTACATTGAGCTGTGGCTAGAGAGCGACTTTGCGTGGCCCTACTATGGTCCCTGGGTCGTTTGGATGCTGGACCTCGGCGTGCAGGACCCTCCCGACTGCACGACCTGGGACGGGTTGGAAATCCCGTACTACGACTACTGGGGCAATCCCGCCGACGATCCGCAGCACACGGGCTTCTTCCACGGGTTCGGCTGCGACCCGACGAGCTCCGTAGTCAAGATAACCAGCCACAACGTATGACCCAATGCGAATTCGAGACCGTCTCCGAGAACCTCCACCGGTGCAAGCACTGCGGGATGGAGGTGCGCACCAAGCACCCGCCGCAGAGAATTCATGCAGAGTGCCGCAGCTCCGCACCTCGACCCCCAAGGCGCTGCGAGCCCTGCGAGCGGCAGGCGGAAATCCGCCGGAGACTCGACGCCCTGCGAAATAGATAGGGCATGGACTCTACCTGCAAGACTTGCGGCATACCACTCTGGCACAGCGCCATCATCAACCGGGATATGGTACAGGGCACCGACCAGAACGGCAGCCCCGCCCTCGTCGCCCATGAGAAGCACGGCTGGGCATCACAGATCATCGGGCACTGTCCCAAGTGCCATGCGGAGGTGGTCGAGGAGGTCGATTGTCACTGGAGCGAGCTCCCGCCCGCGCCGAAGGCTCCGCTCCAGCCGTTGCCCCCGGCTGCTCCGGGCTCATTCCCGGGGACGGCGGCGATACAGGCGACGGTGAAGACCGGCACGACCACGACCACGGCTACCGTGCAGGCTCCGGCTCCCACGACCCCGGAGGCGAAATGAGCACCACCACAGCTCCCACCTGCCCCACCTGCCCCACCTGCGGCGCTGTCATCTTCCCTGCAATCCAGGTCCCGGATCACCCCACGAACATCGTGGGAACGTGCCCCCGGTGCCGCAAGGTCGTGACGACCCCTATTCCTCCAGCGACCTCATCTTAATGGAACTCGACGACGCAACCTTCAACCAGATTGCCGAGGAGCTCAGCAAGCGCCCGGTGAAGTTCTGCCTGGTGACGATGGAGGAAATGCAGGACGGGGACCCGGAGGGCGTGAGATCCAACCTGGAATGGCAGCAGGCTTGTAGGCTGCTGCGGTGCGGGGAGAAGTACCTCCGCCTCCAGCACAAGAACGACTAGCAGCCCCCTCTTGATCTTCCTCGGCTCACCGGTTACCTTTGCAGAGGGTAGATCTCCAGTGTTGCAGGGGGCATAAAAGCATATCATGGCAGAACCGATCCTCGATGACTACGAGAAGGAACTGGTACGATGGTTCGCACAGAAGTATCTCGACCACCAGGGCGATATGATCCGTGTTTGCGACTTGCCGCGCTTCACAGAGCTCGGCAAGGAGAAAGTTTCCTTAGCACGTACGAGGCTCACGGATTTTGGATTGATCAGGGCAGCAGGCTCTTTGGAAATCGAGGTCCTACCCGCCTGCGTCGAACTCGTCCATGCATGGGACAACCCGCCCATGCCCGACCGTTGGGAGGAAGCGACGAAGTGGTTCCGCAGCAAGTGGTGGTCGTTGCCTGTGCTGGTGGTGTTTGTAGGGCTGCCTGCACTGGTTACATGGATCGGGATGCTCAAGACCATCCTTGAGTGGATGGGCTTCATCAAGGGCAGTTCGCACTGAGCCAGCAACGACCGGCAGGTCCCGCTCTTCATCGATGTGCTCGATACCTTTGGATGGCATCATTTCATGCGGGGTTCATGATGGACGGTCAAGGCGACTACTCCGACACGGTTAAGCAGGCACTCAGGATGCAGTTCTCGGATTATGAGAAGGATGTGATCCGCTACTGTGCCAAATACTATGGCGAAAAAGACACCCTTGTAGAGATCGAAGGATTGCCGCATTCTAAGGAGCTTGGCACGGGGATTTGGGGCTTGGTTGATCGCCTTAGCCGGCTCAGGTTGCTTGGCAGTCCTGCCACTGCCGCACATAGAACCATTCTGCCCGCTTGCGTCGAACTCGTCCACGCATGGGACAACCCGCCCCTGCCCGACTACCGGGACAAAGTGACCAAGTGGTTCTGGAGCAAGTGGTGGTCGGTGGGCATTTATCTCGTGGTCATCATTCTGCCTGCCTCAGTGGGCTACATCGTGATGCTGAAGACCGCCCTTGAATGGATGGGCGTCATAAAGGGCAGCTCGCACTGAGCTGTTGTAACTAGCAGGTACAGCCGTACTCCCCGAAGTCCTCTTGCTCGTGGCCGGAAAATGACCCGGAGTCCTCACTCCAGCTGCACACCCAGTACCAGCCGTACTCCGGGTCGTACACCTGTTCGAATATCACCCGCACGTGGTCGCCGTGATGATGCCTTGAGGGTCCCGGGACCTTGTGCCTCTTGGGGCAGCACCAGATTTTCCCGATGAGCCTGCCCTCGTGATGGCAGGCGGGGCAACGTGAGATCATTTCGTCTCCCTCCGGCTCTTGAGCAGCTCCTTGACGTCGCTCTTGATTTCGCCAAGGGTCGTAAAGAGCTCCTTCTCAGTGACGACCTGCGCGGCGACGTGAGCCTGGTAGGACGTGTTGAGGGTTGCGGTGGAGCTCTCGGCACTGTTACCTGCCGCCAGCGCCATGCCCACCAGCACGATAAGGACCGTCAAGAGGATGCCCAGTGCCGAGAGTGCCCAGCGGGTCACGGTTTCGTTGCGCTGGCAGTGGAGCATCGGCACGTACTCTTCGGTGGTCGTGGTCGTCGGCATTGATTGTCCCTCTTGTGACATATCCTATCTATCCCAGCCGGGCGAGGATGCGGCAGAGCTGGGCGAGGAGGAGCTCAAGTGCTTGCATCAGTTCTTCCTCACTCATAGCCCCGGCTCCTGGTTGCGCGGGAGAGCTCCCGCAAGGTCTTGAGCTCCTCCGGTAGCAAGGGTCTCACCTCATGCATGAGCTCCAAGGAGAAGTAGACAATGCCTCCCTGGTAGTTGTCCTCGACGTGGACCAGCCCCCGCCGCTCTACCTCGGGCTCACGCTCCAGCTCCCGGAAGCTCAGGCAGTAGATCCTTGCTTCTGATGGGTGTTCGTCGATGAACAGTAGGAGGAAGTCGATGAAGAGCGGGTCGTCCTTTGCCTTCTCATAGGCATCGAGGTAGGCGAGAAAATACTTGAGGCTAACGCCCGTGTCGGGGTAGAGGTTCCTGCGCGCCTTCGCCTTCGAGTCCCCGAGGATGTAGTGCCCGTCCTCGGCAGTGAACCGGTGGTCATAGTCGTGCGACCCCTCGGGGCAGAGCTCCCCGCCGCGCCACGGTCCCAAGTGCTCGAACCCCTGCCCGGCGAACTCCGCCTTGATGAGATCCTCGGCATAGTCCCCATGCGACTGCCGTTGCAAGAATGTGCCTGCCATAGTGCCTCCCATAGTGCCTCCCACAAAAAAACGGCTTGAGCTTTCGCACGTTCTTTCAGGCACTCACGCAGGCACTCACTCCTTCTTTCATCCTTATCTATGCACCAGCCCGCAAAAAATTCCGCAAGGACGCTACTACATATCTATAACCAACAACGGAGGTAGAAGATGAAGGACAAGGAAATGGCGGGAAAGCTTGACGACGAGAAGCTGGGCACGCTCTGGACGACAGCGGCAGTGGCGCGGGAGGTGGGAGTCTTCGATGCCACGTTCCGGGACTGGCGGAAGACCGGGAAGATAACCGCCGCGCCCTCGGTCAAGCGGGGCAAGCGGTGGTTCTACACGGAAGAGCAGGTCGCCGAGCTGCTGCGGGAGGTCAAGCGGCGCGCCCTACGCCGTGCTGAGCGCGACCGGCACTACACGGGCATTCAGCTCGCCAAGGACCTGCAAGTACACCCGAATTCCTGGAGGATGCACCTCCGGCTCGGCAACCTCCCCAAGCCTGCCCTCGACGACCGCTACTACACCCACGAGCAGGCGCAGGCAATCCGGGCGTTTTTCAGCCACCGGGCGAAGCTCGCCCACGACTGCGGGCAGCTCTTCCCTGGCTTGCAGCAGCTCGGGGCGACCCGGAAGGAGGCGGAGTGGTGCATGGGGCACAAGTCCCTGTGGCTCGACCTCGACCAGCCGTTCCTCGGCGGGCGCGGGAAGAAGTCCCGCTACTACAGCTGGCAGCAGCTCACCAAGATACTCCGCCGGTGCCGGCTGATGAGACCTACCCTCAACCCCCGGGCACAACAGCGAGGTGGCGAGATGGCGAAGACCAAGAAGGGGGAAAAATGATCGACGAGAACCTCAAGGCGGAGCTCCTTGCCGAAGCAGCCCGCAAGCCCGTGCGGCAGTACACCCAGCTCGACGGGTTCCTGGATCAGGAGCCCGATTGCCTGATGAAGCCCGATGAGGACGGCGACTGCCTCTTCGCCGGCAGGACCCACGAGCTCCGCAACACCGACCTCCCGGTGAGAGTCCAGGTCCTCCGGGGCACCAAGCCCGAGGACGTCGCCCGGCTCCTCCGCAAGTTCGCCAAGTGGATCGACAGGGACCCCGAACTCCTAGAATCCCTCTGGGAAAAGCCCTGCTAGCGGCGACAGCAAAAATCAGCTTGAAAAATTCCGCCAAGATCCGACAGGATAACTATTACATAACAAGAGGAGGGCAAGAGCATGAGGACCAACAGGCACAAGGACGGGACGACCAAGAGCTACCCCATCGAGTCCCTCAACGTACCCGAGGGGACGGGAGCCCTGGTACGCAGGCTTGCCGAAGAGCGGAAAACCTCCGCCTACCAGCTCGCCGGGGAAATCATCCGGCAGTGGGCGGAGACCCATGAGGCGGAGCTGCTAGATACCCAGTGAACAGCAACAAAAATGCCCACGGGTCCCGCCAAGAACCCGTGGGCGAAAGGAAAGATGCCTACTCAATATAGCCCAGCCGAACTCAGAAAAGCAAACGGAAGAACCGTCAAGGGCTTCAAGTCGTACCCCGAGGCAGAACGTCACGGCTACTTCAGCGCCAAGAACCTCAAGCAGAAGTTCGGGCTCTCCGTCCCCGAGCGCGTCCTCCCGCTCTATGATGCAACCGTGAGCACCAACTGGGGCGCGAAGGCGGTCTACACCCTCAAGCAGTGCCGGAAGCCCGAGGAAGTACGTCGAGAAACCTCTCCGGCGCAAATCCCGGAGATCCCCGATCACTATAAACCTTCTTCTCCTCCTCCCTCCCCTCCCCATTACGATATGGATCATGTCGTAATCCAGGAAAGTTTAAGGTACTTACGTCAAGAGACACCCGAGACGGAGAATAAGGACTTACGGCGACGGAAGACCTACCTCCCGGAGCACCTCGACCTTGAGAAGGCGCTGCCCGAACTGGTAGCCGTCAAGCCCCAAGTCGAGAGCCTCCTCGACATCCTGCACCGCCGACGTATCCAGGAGAAGCTCGGGCGCGAGGACTTCGTGCCCCTCAAGGCCCGCTACCTTCAGGACCAGCTCGGCTGGGACGCATCAAGAAAGCCTCTGTGGGACTCAATCCGTGAGCCTCTGCTCCTAAGCGGGCTCTTGGAGTGCGACCACCACTATGAGAAGGGCACGAAGTGCTTCGGCTACCGGCTCGGTGAGAAGTACCGCCAAGAGAAGACTGTCCTCGTCGAGACTCAAGCCCCCAAGGCCCGCCGCAAGGACCAGGAGAAGCCCACGCTCCCCGTCCATAAGCAGCTCGTCGCCAACCTCCAGAGTATCACCCTCGACCCGTCATGGCACGAGGACGTGCCGAGCGAGCGCTTCCAGGACTGCTGCCAGATGATCGACGACCGGCAGTGGTGGTGGAGGCTCAAGGACGAGAGCGGGCACCGCTTCCACTGGAACCTCACCAATACCCCCAGGGACGCCAAGAAGTACATCCGCGTTGACGGCACGAGCCCCGTGGAGATCGACATCAGCAACTCCCAGCTCTGGGCGCTCGCCATGCTGCTCAAGCAGCGCGGCACAGCAGGCTGCGAGGAGTTCATCCGCTTTGCCGAGCGCGGCGAGTTCTACGACCACTTCACCCGCCACGGGTTCTCCCGCCAGGAGGTCAAGGACGAGTTCCGGGAGAACATCCTCTTCAAGCGCAACGGCTACCAGAGCCGCATCAAGACCGCCTTCAAGCAGGAGTTCCCGGCGGTCAACGCAGCCATGGAGAAGTGGAAGGAGAAGGACCCGAAGACCTTCGCCAAGCTCCTCCAGCGCACCGAGGCAAAGTTCTGCATCTACACCGTAGCCGAGCGGCTCTGCCGCATGGGGATCTGGTGCGTCACCATCCATGACTCCTTCCTGGTTTTACCCGATGACCGGGAAGCTGCTATAAACACGATCCAAGAAGCGGCGCGAGAACTCGGCATGACCATCACCAACAAGGTCAAGGACTATGGACTCCACGACTAAGCAGGCAATCTTCCAAGAGGCGACCCTCGACGGGTCCAGCGACGGCACCACCACCGTAACGTACCAGGAGTACATGAGGCAGCGCCGGGCAAGGTTCGAGGCGGTCATCGGCTACAAGGTGCGCGACACCGAGCTCCTCGACTGGATGATCTACCACGCAGAGAAGGACGACTGAGGGACAATGGAAAAACGCCTCCGGCACTCGATAGATAGGTAAGAGGAGAACCGGAGGGCAGTACGATGAGCAAGCGGATCACCGTAACCGTGGACGAAAAACTTGAGCGGCACCTCCGCGCCGTCGCTCATTTCCGGCGGCAGGCGTGGCATGAGTTCATGGTAGACCTGCTCAGCAAGGGCAGCGAGTACGGCGAGGCATCCTACACCGTCAAGAGGTTCCCCCGGCATAGCCCAGCCGTGACCAATGAAGAGCTAGCCAAGGCGCTGGGCTGGTGATTAGGACGGAGCCCGCCGTAGAACCGCAGAGACCCTTCGCCCGTCCCTCTTGGGTCGAGTGTGCTGGCCGTCGAGTACGTACCCCCGCACGGTCTCCGGCACTCCAGGTATGAGCCCCCGAACCGCCCGGGACATCGAGCATCGCTGGCGGCGAGCATAGGCAGCCAGCGCCTCGAACTGGTCCTCGGTCATGTAGATGCAGGCAATCCTCATGCCCTATTTATCCCGAGGATTGCTTGAATGGCGATCAGATCGCCAGGGCTGCCGCTCATGCACAGCTCAGCCGAAGCCCGGGAACCTCGACTCCCAAGCCCGGCGGAACCACTTCCGCGCCCTCCGCGCCCTCTACTCTGCAAACGGCTCTGCAAATTCAAGCCCACCTCCAGCCGTTCCCTAGCAACCAGCCCCGAGGCAATTAGCCTCCGCACCTATACCCCGCCACCTGCCCACCTTAACGGGTTATTGTAGTACCACCAGAATAGGGCTAGGATGCGTTCGAGGTGCTAGGTGGTGTCCCAGGAGGCTTAGACCCCTCCGAATTGATCCTGGGGCATTCTAGGGGCATTGTGGGGCATCCTAGCAGGTCATCCGAGACTACACCAGAAGAGTTGACCACCTGGGGGTAGGACTTTTTTCGGGGCGACGGGGTGGTAAAGGGCAGCGTAGGCGCTAACACCCGACTCCTAGTACACCCTTAATAACTTCCGCAGAAGGTGGCGAAATGGCGATCAGAGCCGATCCGAATCTATCGGTTTACATCCGCGGGCAGTCGGGCTATAATCCGGGTGAGGTTGGAGGCACCTAGCCCAAAAAGTGAATCCCCCGAATCCGCCGCAAGCCTTGGACCGCCACCGAAAGGTGGGGTGACAGGCTTGGTACGCAGGCGACGTACCGACGACCCGCAGTCATAGGGACTACGGGCAGCATCATCCTTGCTGTAGTCGGTGCGTCATGCCTCGTCTTCTTACGGCTACCCAGGCTGCCGAGTATCTCGGCATTTCCCGCAAGCGATTCCAGCGGTTCGCTCCGCGGTTGCCGCACTTGGTCCCCGGTCTCAGGACCCGCTACTACCGCCAGTCGGATCTCGACCGGCTTGAGCTGTTTCTAGGTGCGCCTCCGCAGGCCGTGGAGGCACGTTCCCAGGGCAAGATGCCTGTCAATCAGCAGGATTTTTGGAAGGAGGAAAAATGAAGACGATGGTAATCAACGTGGACAAGCAGTGGCGGCTCGAAGGCTCGGCAGGCTATTGGGAGCTGTCACGCTGGGAAGGAGCAGTGGCAGGACTGGTCGGCATCATGGAACTGGACGAGCGGCAGGACAAGGACCAGCAATGGATCGTATGTCCCAGCTTTTCCGGCGGCGGCTTCTTCCGTTGCGGGAAGCGATCCCAAGCCGTACATCAGCTGATTCAGTTATACGACCAGCGCGACGCGCAACCACGGCATTCTTGATTGACGGGAGGTTGGAGCCATGACCACCGAGCTGTTGAGTGATCGGGTTGAGCACGTGCTCGACCTACTGGCGAGGGCCCGCTCGGAGGAAGAGCGTGAGCAGCTCCAGCGCCTCCTCGACTACCTGCTGTTCGGCAGGGAGGAAATTGAGAAGTAGTTCCGCGGTTGCCTGCCCATGGACGGGCGGGGCTGATTGTTAGCCCCGGTGGTGACGGATGCTGCCGGGGCGATTTCATGATCTGGAGGAGACGTTGATAATGCGAGATTTTATGAGTGAGGTATTGCCCCAATGGAGGACGCTTGAGCGGCTTGTGCCGGAGTGGAAGCGGGACGTCCCAGAGATTTCGTGGATGCACCAGCTCTACCGGGAGCTGCACGAGGTGCTCCATCGCACGGCGACGGAGTTCGTCAATCGGAAGTTAGAGGAGCTCCGCCCCGGCGGTCGGTCGCTCTACTACGCCAGCGTAAAGCCCGACGACAGCGGCGAGGCGATCTGCATTGGGCTGCCGTTGAGCGTGCAGGTCATGGCGATCGACGGCTGGGACGCGCGGCGGCAGGTGTTCGGCGCGGGGCTCTACCAGTTCCGGCGAGCGCCGGAGATCGACCAGATCATTTGCCAGGTGAAGGGGCAAGAGGACGAGGAGTAGAGTAGTACCCGCGTATGACGGGCGGGGTGTTGTGAGTAGAACCCCGGGCCCACACGGAAGTGGTTCCGGGGCTTTTCCATGATCCGAACGAAAGTAAAAAGGTGCAGTGATGAACGAGCGAGAGAAGAAGCAGCAGCTCAACGACAGCGACGGCGACCGCTTTATGCGAAAGCTAGTCGCTCTGTGCGAAGGCGAAGATATCGGCGTGGTGCTAAATGCCGGGCTGATTTTGGTGGCGAGCTGCTGGGTCAACTGGAAGCGGGCAGAGCACTCGGAGGTGACGGTCGTCGCCCATGCGCTGGGCGACGCGCTGACTGCCTTCGAGCGGGACTTCGATCTGCGAAACTTGGAGGCGAACTGATGGACCATTTAGAAGCCCTCCGCCAGCGCCAGGAGATCATCATTGCCCGTGTGCGGAGCGTGGCGCTGCGGTACACCAACGGGGTGTACCTTTGGGGTCCACCAGGCACGGGCAAGACCCACACCGTCAAGGAGACCCTCACTGCCGAGCTCGGCAAGGAGGGAGACGGCTGGGTGTACACCCGAGCGAAGATGACCGACCAGGGGTTTTTTGAGCTCTTGGAGGAGAACCCCTCCAAGGTCATCACCCTCGACGACGTGGTGGAGGTCAAGGCGAAGGGCGACCTCGAACGCTACTTGTTGGCAGCGTGTGGGAACGAGGACTCCGCCGGGAGTCCCCGCCGGGTGCCATATCGAAGGAGCGGCGGATCTCGGGTGGTGGAGTTCTCCGGCGGCATCGTGATCATATCGAACCTCACCACGGTCAACGAGGCATTGAAGAGCCGGCTCCCCTACCTCGCCCACGACCCCACGCCGGAGCAGTTGGCGGCGCTGGTGCGGGAGATCGCCCGCGCCGGATGCCCCCACTACGGGCTCACGGCTCGGGAGTGTGCTGAGGTCGCCGAGTTCGTGATCGAGGACTGTGCGAAGGAAGGCACGCGCCTTGACCTCCGGTGGCTCGTGGACAAGGGCTACCCGGATCGGGCAATGCACAAGGACGGCAAGACCAAGGTTCACTGGAAGACCTTGCTGCACGCCAGCATCGTCGAGGCGGCGGTGGTTGTGGAGCGGCAGCCCGAGACCTTGGCGGAGCGAACGGCGAAGCACCGCTCGGAGGCGAGGGAGATACTCCGGCTGTTCCCCACGAGCCTCCAGGACCAGTACAAGATGTGGGAGGCGCTGGGCGGCGATTACCGCACCCGCCGCACCTTCGACCGCCTCAAGCAGTGGTGCAAGGCGAATCCTTCGCCACCTCGCCATCTCGGCAACGGCAGCCAGAACGGCAACGGTCACGCCTAGATAGGGCAGCATGCAGGATCTACTTGAGCTACAGCCCGGGGCTCGTCGTCCCGGGCTTTTTTCTGCGCATAAAGAGAGCCGGGAGGTCGTCCCGGCTCTGCCGTGCGAGGTGGCGATCTGGCGAAGGGTCAATCTGCCAGCGCGTTGACGACCCGGTGCCCCGCCACGACGCTCTCGTGGTGCTTGGAGTAGATTGCGTCGATCATTTTGAAACTGGTCCCCGTTTGCGTGGCAATATCCGCAACGGTCATCCCGAGGTCGATAGCCCGAGTGATAAAACTGTGCCTCAGCGTGTAGGCGCAAACCTCCGGGCTCAGCCCGGCGGCGTCACGGGCATGGACCAGGTTCTTATCCCACCAGGAACTAGAGCAGCGGGTGCGCCATGAGGTACGGAAGAGGTACTTGTCCTCGCCGTCCATTTCGGAGATCCTCGCCTCCGTCCACTTGGTCCACTTGATGCCGAGGCTGATGTACCTGCTCCGCCCGGTCTTCTTTCCGTTCTTCCAGAACTTCGGCGGGAGCACCCAGCGCTGGCTCTTGGGGTCGTAGTGGCTCGCCCGCACTTTGGCGAGTTCACCGGGACGACATCCGAGATCCCAGAGGGCACTCAAGAAGTCCCGGAACCTCGGCTTGCTCTTCGCCCGCAACTGGTCGTACTGCTCCACCGTGAGGACTTCCTCACGTGCATGGTTGCCGGGCACGGTGACGCAGGAGAGCGGGTTCTCCGACAACAACTTCCGCCCGTCCTCAGTGCGGTGCTTCGTGGCGTACTCCATGGCGGCCTTGAGCGCCTTGAGGGCGTTGCGTTGCCCGGTGTCGCCCCAGTTCGGATGGAACTTGACCCATGCCTCTGCATGGTGCTCGGTGAGTTCGGCTATCTTCATGTTACCCCATCCCGCATAGGGCAGGATGGAGTACCGGCGACCCCCGTGCTCCTTGTAGTTGGCGTGCAACTTCTGTCCCGGTTTCCAGAGCCGTCCCGGCTCTCCGGCGCAGAAGGTCTCCAAGTAGCGGCGGGCGTTCTTCTGATACATGGGGCAGGTTTTGGGCAGGTGATGCACCACGAAGAACTGGCACACCTCGTAGACGGTCACGGGCTGGGCGGCGCGGATTGCCTCGGCTTGGGCGACCTGCTGCAACCCCTCCAGCCATCGGGCGCGGGCTTCCAGGGCGAGGCTCTTGTCGCCCTTGTTCTGATACTGCCGGGGAGCGCCGAACTTGCTGAGGTTCACCTGCTTGCCGGAGTGCCAGCAGTACCAGAAGCCTCGCACGGGCTTGTGGGTTTTCTTATCGACCCAGCCGGGTCGCCAGCAGGGGAGGTTAGCGGTGAGGGTAGGGGTAGTTGCACGGATCAT